ATAGCTAGGTACGGAGGCAAAGAAGGTGCTAAACTAGTAGGTGCTAGAGTTGGCGTAGCTGCATTAAACTTTGCTAACCCAATATTAACAGCAGCAGCAGTGTATGACATAAGTAAGATGGCTGCAACCGCAGTTATAGGCGGAGGAGCCAGATTTGCAAGGGATGCCATGAAGTCTATACAGGGAAGCATTAACAAGCCTGCTTTTGGCATGGGGTATGTTGATAACGAGGTTGCCGCAACCTCAAGGGCAAGAGGCGTTGCTGCTATACAAAACTCTAGACTAAACGCAAGAAGTTCTTTGGGGTCCGAAGCCGGAATGTTGGCCTCTCATTTTGGATAATTATTATGACTAGCTTAAAAGATAAAACTAAAAATTTTAGAGAAAGATTAGAAGCACTTTCTAGAGAAGATCTTCTTGAGATATTAAAAGCTCAAGATCCAGAAATCATAAAACAAGTTAATAGAATTGAATGGGTATTCGCCAATAAATTAAATCACGTTAACTGGTCAGATGGTTCACCTATCGAATCTAAACCATTAACCAATAGAGAATTATCATTATTAGTAGATGAACCATTTGAAGTAGATAATAATTTATTAAATGCGGGTTTGTCCTCTGAACAACAAAGGCAATTGCATTACGCTAAAGATCCCTGTCTTTGGGCTAAACATTTCCTAGGTGTTGAAACTAGAGTTTATCAAACTTTAATTTTAAGAGACCCAGCCTTAAGAAAAGTTTTAAGAGCTGGTCGTCGTTTAGGTAAAACTTTTACTATGGCAGTCTACCTTTTACATTACAGTTATACACATAAAGACGGAAGATGTCTTGTTATTGCGCCAATGAAATCTCACGTAGAATTAATCTATCAGGAAATGGTTAGATTAGCTACAAAAAATAATATAGTTTTTGATTCTATAACAAGAAAAGTTACTAGCCCTCAGTTCATGATTCAGTTTTCTAATGGATCAACAATTAGATTCTTTACTTCCGGAATGAGATCTGGAGGCAAATCAGATGTTGCCCGTGGTCAAGAAGCTCACGTTATTGTGCTTGACGAAATGGACTACATGCATAACGATGACCTTGACGCACTGTACGCAATGCTTCAGAAAACAGCTGAAGATCAACCAGATAAAGTTTTAATAGCAGCGTCTACTCCAACTGGTCGTAGAGAAAAATTTTGGGAATGGTGTAGAAACCCTAGGTTTAAAGAATTCTGGTATCCATCCTATGCAAACCCATTCTTTAGTAAAGAACAAGAAGATGAATTTAGAGAACAATATTCTGAAATGGGATATCGCCATGAAATTGAAGCAGACTGGGGAGAAGACTCAGAAGGAGTGTATCCAAGAAGATACGTTGACTTAGCTTTTATTGATCCCGGTTGGTCTTATGTGCCGGTTATAACTTCAGCACGAAGCTTTCATGTTATCGGAGTTGACTGGGATAAGTATGGAGCCGGAACAAACATAGTAGTATTAGAGGTCTGTTCCGAAAATTACGAAGAAGCTCAATTTAGAGGTAAAATAAAACTCTGCTTTAGAGAAGAAATAGAAAAATCTGAATACACTTTGACTAAAGCTGTAGCTAGAATCATAGAGCTTAACACAATGTTAAACCCAAAACACATATATGTAGACAGAGGCTATGGAGAAGTGCAGGTTGAGCTATTGCGTAAGCATGGTGTAGAAAACCCAAATACTGGATTAAAAGAAAAAGTAAAGGGAATTAGCTTTGCAGAAACAATAGACATAAGGGACCCTTATACCAAGTTGATGGTTAAAAAAGAATTAAAACCTTTTATGGTTGATAATTTAAGACAATTTTTAGAAAGAGAACAACTCTGCATTCCTTCATCTGATGATGACATGTTTATGCAATTAATATCATACGTTGTGGTAAGAACCACTCAAACTGGAAGACCAGTTTTTGAAGCTGGTGGTTCTGCAGTCGATCACGCGCACGATGCTCTAATATTAGCATTATTAGCAATTACACAAAACTATGGAGAATTTAGTAAAGCTAAATACGCTATGAACACACAGAGTATATCAAATACATTTTTTATGCCGGAGGAACAGTTAGTTTCTTCTACCAATGCCTTAGATAATCAGCAAAAAGTTGGAAGAGCAGATAAGATTAATATTGGAACACCCAAAGCGGGATCTAGGAAAAAAACAACCGCTAAGATAAAAAGAAATATGTTTTAGGAGAAATTATGTCAGTTAATATGCCAAATGTTCCACAGTCGCCAGACTTATTTAATACTAACCCACCATTTGAAACAAGCGGGTTAAGTTCTAGTGAACTGATGGATATGGCTATACAAAAACAACCAGACCTAAGAACAATGAATCATTATCTAGGCTCTATAGCAGAAACAATTCCTAAAGGAGATGTTTTAGCTGAAATAACTAATGCAATAATGGCAATGAGTAAAGTTATTGGAGAAATAGAAACATTACTAGATATTACTTATTTAGATAGTTCGTTGTCTCCAGATTTAGAAGAAGCACATAATCAAACGTGGTCAGAAGTGGTAAATGCTGCAAAAACAGAAGTTTCAGATATTATAAAAATATCTCAAAAAGCAGCACCTAATTATATAAGTTATCAAGAATACCTTTACGCTGTAGAACATCAGTGTAGAGGCTGTAGGGCACTAGTGATGGAGTACGACGCTTATGTCGGTAAAACTGCATTAAGTTTTTACTATGACATTAAAACATTTATATCGTACATGCATTACGAAATGCTACGCATGAACAACGTCATGCTATATACGATAGGGGATGAATACGACGATGATACAGAGAAAAAGGTTGCAAAAGAATTCTACCAGTGGGCAAAAACATGTAAAGAATATACGAAACTCTTTGCCCGTGAAATCTTCTCAGGCCCACCTGAACTCCCTCAATCCGAGGTGGATAATGTCACTAAAATCGAAGCAGCACAATTTGAAGCATTTTTTTCGATCAGAATAAACTCTTACCAATCAGAAACAAAAAAACTGTTAGGTTTGGCAAAAAGAGAAATGGTAGATACATGCGACATGTATTACGATAATTTCCTATCTCCAGCAATTAAATCAAGAAGCTTAGTTGCATATCCTTTAGAGCTTTCTTTATTATCAGGTAGCATGAGAACTAAATCTCCTAACTTAGCCAAAGAAGTTGTTATAGCAGCTTCTTCTATAAATGGAAACTTAGCATCTTTATTAGCTGACTTAAGAGATAAAAGAATCAACACAGATAAAAAAATATCTGGAATGCTAGCTATGATTAGAGAGAAAAGAAGATACATTTCCTATACAAGACAATTAAAATTTGTTTCTGGGACTAAGTATGAAAGATATTTTATTGATGTTCCATATGACGAATATGCTGTATATTTTGAGCAAGCTTCAGTTAACAATGAAAAGCATGAAACATTAAACTCAAGCCATAAATACTTTACAGATCTATTAGAAGATAATCATCCTCAATACCTGTTAAGATCTGGCGGAGTTATCACTGGAGACATAGCTATCTCAAAAGGGTCAACAATAGGCGGTTTAGATTTAGCTAACCATAGTCATTCAGCTGGAGATGGTTCTTCTGCGATAAGAGCTAGTTCTGTTGATTATTTACAAGATAGAATAGACAAACAATATTTAGAAAACTTTACAGATCCAGACAATCCTATTTCTGTATCTATAGATTCTTATAACCCACAAATTTTAACTGGCGGTGTTCCAGTCGTTGATGCTATAATAAGCGTAAGCTTAGACCTTGAATCAATCACAGAAATAGATAATGAAAGATTTAATGTGGTTGTTCAATATGTGGAATTAGAGGATTAATTATGTCTTGGTTTAATTATTTATCAAGGGATGGATCATTTGATGACGTAGATGCAAGATACGTCTATCCTCCAATGAGAAATGAAATTGTAATTAGTGCTCCATATTACGATATACAAACAAATCAATTATTGGTAACTAAAATAAAAGATGATTCTTTTTATACTAAAGTAGCTACAAACACTACAAACACAACAGACAATAAACAGTATGTTGTTGTGTACCAAAGTGACCCTACTAGCAATATATTTAAAGTTGTAAAATCTAATATTATTAACTCTACTTTATATTTCTTAAGCGGTGATACGCATAAGCAGGGAACCGCAATAAATGAAAAATACCATATATATTATGGTAATTCATATATAAAATATGTAGAACCAGTTACCCACGCAGGGATAGTAAAGTATAAGCAAATAAGTACAGCAAATATTACCTCTTTTACTAACACGCCGGCAAATCTACTAACAACAGATTTTAACTTGAACATATCAACAATCACAGGATACCTAACTACAGTAGACGCCAAGAATGATGCGACTGATGGATCTCCAGTATTTTCTTACTATAACCAAACAACTGATTGGCTTGAGTATAAATCCAATAATCCTGGCTCAAAAGTAACTGGTTCTTTTAAGGGACCAAGACTCCAGTTAACTGCGCAGACTTTAAAAAATGGTGGAAAATTTAAACTTAAAATCATTAAAAAAGCTATAACAACAAATGATTACACTGACAATACTTCAAGTACTATTGAAGAAAAAGAAGTAGTAAGCGATGTAATTATAGACTTATCCTCCAACGAGAGTGCCTCAAAGTTAGTCTACGAAATAGACACATTGGAATATAGCGAAGAATATTATTTTGTTATAGAAGTAATAGAACAAGCTAATATCGATCAAAAAGATACTGTTGTCCAATTTATAAACTTTAAATACCTAGAAGGACCAGTAGCTACATTAGAGTCCAAAGAATACTCTAGTGTACTTTCATTTAAATCTTAAGGAGAATTATGACTCAATTTAGAGAAAATATACAAGACCTAAAACCAAACACAAGGTATCTGGCAAAAGTTTTAGTAAACGATAAAAACATATCAACTATAATTGCTGAAAAAAGTTTTATATTTGAAACACCGGGAGATGCAACCATTCCTGGCACCCCAGATATAGCAAATTTCTTTTTGTATAGCAATTCAAAATCTGTTATGTTTAAATTTGATGCGCCTACCGATAAAGATTTATCTGGATATGATTATCAAATATATTCAACCAATAGTCTTACAACGTTATTACAAGAGCGGATCTAGTTACACCAGCGTATTCACTGTAGTTATACCAGGTGTTACGGTTTCATTAACCGCTGTCACACCCCCAACCTATTATGGTAGAGTAAGATCTTTTGATAACTCTGGCAACAGGGGCCCTTGGACTTCGTTAATTGGGTCAGTTGCGACCTTAATAGACTCCGTAGAAATAACAGAGTTAACTGCTTCAAAGATAAAAGCAGGAACCATAACGTCATCTGTGATTGCATTAGATGGGGTTAGCTCAGTTATAAAATCATCAGGGTATCA